TTCATGCGTGTGACCCATATGATCGGTAACTGACCATACATGTTCGTGCATCACAAACTGACCATGCTCGTGCTTATGAATCTGCTCGTCTGTCCATCCGATCTTCTTGAGGTGCTTGCGGGATTCGTCTTTGTTCGGACCACCCATGACCCCGACCATGGCATCAGGCATACGGAGAGTCTTCTTGGCAATCACCGTTTGGTGGTGCGCGAATGGATCGGTGTAATTAGGTTTCTTCATTGGGTCCTCGTTGATGATATGATGTTTCTTTGCAAATGCAAGAGTTGCTGCTCTGCGCGATGCCGCGAGTGCGGCGTGACGATATGTGTCACGCGCTGCTTGATACGCTGCTGGGTCTTCTTCTCTCTTGGAGACTGCTGGCTTGGGCGCCTGTGCCTTCACAACCTTCGGCTTCGGGACTTCCTTCTTATCGTGTCGCGTCAAACCCAAATGCAAAGCCAATTGTCTGTCTTCTTTCATAAACGGATTCTTTGCACTCTCAATCTTCCATTGCTGTTTATTGATTGCTTCAATCCTAGCTTTGATTTCTGAATCTTTCATTGGCTTCTTTTTCTTTGATGGACCCGGACCTGGATCGGGATAATCATATTCCTCATGAATATCCTTGATATGCTGATGAACGCGAGCGACTTCCTCTGGCTTCAGCGTTGGATTATTATGCTGGACGTGCGTTGGTGAAGTCACAATGGCGTAACGAATGGCTGCTTTCTTGTCGCCCTCAAACGAATGAGGCACCACATAGGTCTTACCGTTAATCATCCCTGTGTAGTGCAAGTCCGTCTTCGTGGCACGTTGAAATTTCTCCGCCATCTTGTCTTTGAACGTCTTCATTACTTCTTCTCTCGCAACTGCTTGAGGGTTTTCTTTGGTCCAGACGTTGACACCCCACCATTATTTTTGTCAATGTTCTCACCAGAATCAGGACCAGCACCGAGATATGCTCCACCATCCCCGCCTAAGTCTTGCGTCGGCTCGCCTTCTTGGATGATTTCTTTTTCTTCTTGGGCTTCTCCTCTTCCATCTCGATCTCGAACACTACCTCGTCCATGTAATCGTCCCATGAATCCGCCGAAACTGACTTTTTCTTCTTGCGTGGTTTCTTGGCTTTCTTTTCCACTGGCTGCAAGTTCTCTGAGGTCAAGGAATCTTCCTTCTCCAGGCACACCGGGCACTCCAAGTCCTCGCACGAGGGCTGAGAAGTGTTTAGGTTGTAGAACCAAGCCTGTAGATTCTCCCACCACAGTACGATCCTCCACGTAATCTCGTAATCCCATATGCTCATGGCTGTCCTCCGTGTCCGTAAATAGTTGTTCAAATTCTTCATTAATTTTCTTTGGTACAGGTGGCTTGATTGCCTTCTGTTTCTCAATCAATCTATCATGTAGTGCGAAGTGCGTGACCCGACCATCCTTGCCATAGCGACCAGAACCCATCCACTTCAATCCAAGCTTGTCTGCATCTTCCTTTGCTTTGGAACCGGAGGAAGGTGGAAGCATGGCATCCTGTTGTTTCTTGTTGCCAGGAGGCATCTTCGCCAACTTAGACACGTTCTTATGAATCCACATGGCTGCCGCTTCCGACTTCGGAGGCTGCTGCGTAAACTTCTTGACGGTCTTGTGTAGATCGTCCAACTCACTGGTCTTCTGACCTGCTACATCAGCATCAGTGTTGTGGCGCAAATCTTCATCATTATTGAATTCGTGATAGTGTTCTCCACCAAATTCCTTGGCGAGTTTCACGCGAGCGTCCTGTGCCTGTCTCCACTTCTCGGCACGAATCTTTTCAGGGATCATGCGTCCACCCTTCTGACCACGTTCCACATTGCGATTGCGGGAAACGTTATCAGAGGCATCCACAAACACCATCTTGCTATCATAGCCAAGAGCTTCAAGTTTATCCTTGATTTTCTTGATATGCGCGTGATTCGCTGCGGTGCTGTTGATAATCAAACCATTGCGACCATGAATGGCTAAACGCTGACGCAGTTCTGCGAGAGACTTAGACTTATCGCGGTGAATGTTGCGGCGTTCCTGTTCGGACTCCGACATTTTCCCATCAAGCTTTTCCTTGTCTGTGAGGTGCTGCAAGGCTTGATCGGAATTGATTTCCGTCATGCCATGACCCTGCAATGCCTTTTTCAAGACGATATCCTTACCGGAACCTGGGGCTCCTGCAAGGAACACGGCTTTGAAAATGCCTGAATCCTGAACCGCTTCACTCAAGACTTCTATTTCTTCGTGCAAGTGTCCCATCCCTTTTCGTACATCGTGGTACAATTCTTTGGCGTGTTCGTGGCTCACATGGCTCGGAACACCCTTCTTAAATTCGTGGAAATGTCCCTTGCCTGCGTGTTCACGCATTTTGCTGGCTGACATACCCTCTGTGCCTTTAGCGTGTGGATCACGGGCTCCTGCGGAATGTACTGTGATAGACTTAAACTTATAGCCGTGACCCTCTTTATCAAAGTGTCCGTTATATTTATGAAGATGCTCGTGGTACTCTTTGGTACGATCCGCGCCAGCAATCACATGGAGGTGCTTGTAGCCTTGCTTGTGCAATTCAGCGGCATGATGAAAAATCGTTGGGTGCGACTTCGTAGCTGTCTTGATATTCGTGTGCGGGAAATAGCGTTTCGCGTGTTTGACCTTCTGTTCTGCGGTCAACGGGTTTTTCTTGGCATCCTGAGAGTGACTGAGCACCACGAGGTGGTGTGCATCGTGCTTTTTGGCGATTTCGTGTACCTTGTCAACAAGCTTGGCATGTCCTGTTGTGGGAGGATTCATGCGTCCATAGGCAAGAACCGCATGTTTCTCAGCCGCTTCTGTGATTGATCTAAAAGATTCCATGGCGTTCCGTGTGAAGGATTTTGGATATTCCTTGGTTGCTGCAATAAGGTCAAGCACTTTGGCATGAATGACGTAGGCTGGAACAGTCTCTTGGTTGTCCAGGTTGAGCAAGGCAATCCAGCGATGGTGCCCGTCAATCACATAATGGTCACCGGACACAACGATAGGACGGCGAAGCATGTCCCTATCCTGAGTCATGAGACCCTTGATTTTCTCTTGATTGAAGTCGCCCTGGGATGGATAGAGGGCAGCGACAGGCATTTCCGTAAACGTGTAGGAGATATTCTTGTTGGTTTTCAACCAATTGAGGTAGTCGGGGATATCGTCGCCCGCAACTTGAGGAAGCTCGGTACGAGACAGGTTAAGCCCGTGCTGCGGAAGATACAACGAATCCATAAACACACCCTCTACAGGTTTGGAACTGCGTTCTTATATTTAGGTTTTACGAAAGCTTGCGACGAAATCGGAGCAAATGCCAGCGACCTTATACTGCTCGCAATAGGACAGGACTTTTTCCTTCTCCATCCAGCCTTCCGGTAGAACAACGATGGATTTGGTGCCCCAGGGGAGACGGGTGGGATAGCACCAGATATCGCGGTGACTGGTGAGAGCATAATCGTCACCCTGGTGGAAGAAATATCTGGCTGCATGAAGGTACTTTTCTATCTGTACCATTGCCATGACGTTCTTACAATGTATCCACAGATAGTTCATGCGACGATCAATGAATTCAAAATCAATAGAGTAGGTTGGTTCGTCATGACCCAGCCACAATTGTCCAGGTTCACCTTCTTTTGCCCATACGTCTATCTCCACATGAAATCCAAGGTGAATCGCCCGATCAATTTGGTCAGGCGAATTCTCCCTGGGTCTGTTTTTTCCAGACGTGTTACCGCGGTGAGCAATGAGGATCATGGTTTCTGGCACCTGACCCAAATCCACTGTGGGTGAAGATCATGGCAAGGTTCAGTGAAGATATGATTGAAACCAACGAATCCGTTGTCTTCAATATCCTTCTTGAGTGCGTCAACACTCTCCACTCGCGTATCTGGATTGTCACTGCCATCATAGCCGTGGAAGTAGTCAACAGAGTGCGGGTGTCCAGGTCCGAATCCCATCTGGAAACAGAAGAATCCACCTGGCTTGAGGATACGCAGGAATTCTTTGTACAACTCAAGTCTCCACTCGCGGCACGAAATGTGCTGCATACAAATCAAGGAGAACACCACGTCATAGGTTGCGTCGGCGACCTGCGGCAGTGAGTGCCCATCTGTTAGGTACAACGTAGGTGTTGGCACCCCAGCGGCAGAAAGGTTGAGAGGGACTTTAGACAGGATGCCGGGTGAACGATCCGCTCCGTCAATCTGGCGAAACCAGTTGCGAAACTTAATGAGGTTACGTCCAGGTCCACAGCCATATTCAAGTGCCAAGGTATTCTGCATGACAGGGACACCGCGGAACAACAACTCTTCGTTCTTATCCGCATTGTGAGCATCATACCATCCCACCACAGGTTCTCTGTTCTGCAAGGACCATTGGGCAGCTTCGCGTTCCAACAATCGTTGAAAATGATCTGAACCATCATCAATAGCGGGAGTCGCTGGTTCGGCAGCTTCCATGGTTTGTTTTCCTGTGTCATATACGAACATTGACATTTTATCACTCATGATGCTTTACCTCCAAAAACGGATATCAGGTGTTAGAGTATTGTTTGAAAGCGTATCCTGTCCAATGCTGAATCCATTGTCATTGAGCCACGCGGGAACAGGAGAGGGAGTCTCATACTGTCGGATTCTTCCGCGTTGCACGTCCTTTACACGATTTCCTAAACTCTCAAGACACATTTCCTCACGAAGAGGCGCGTCAATACGAAGATAATCAATAGTATCTATGCCATACAAAAACATGAACGTATCAAGGCGAATCGTCCACGACATGGTGAAACCAGAGGGATTGGTGCCTGAGAAGTATGGCGGTGCCAGGGTGCTCTGTCCATTCGGTAAGTGGAATAGAGGTTCCTGATTATCCCCGATATCTACCGCGAATGGCAACGCGGTGAGACGAGGGCGCTGGCGAGAGAGAACCTGTAAGTCACGAAACAACTCATGGTCAGGCTCAAAGGCATACACATAGGACTCGCCATCAGCCAAAAAATTCAGTGTCTCAATGGCGGTGTGCGCCCCGACTTCCACAATTATTTTCATTGCACTCTCCGAATAAGCCAATACCTTCGTTGCCCCTGCCTGAAAAATCCACTGTTGGTGTCGGGCCAGTCATAATAATGGGTGGCGTCAACATTCAAATCAACACTGTCATAGCGCATATGCGAGGCTCCTAGTGAAGTCACATACGTCTCTAGACAATTCGCTGATACAATCGTCCCAACATGATTCATCGCTTGATCGTATACGTCCGGCTCGTCCATCTTGAATTCAAATCGTGGGTCTGCTACGTCTGCAACCTCAGTCTCAAGACAGAGCATCGGAGCATGGTCAAGGGCACACTGCAAATCTTGTTTCCAATTGTTTAGGTGGTACATCAATCCCCAATGCACAACCAAATCAAACTCTCCAGGGACCGTCCATGGATTATCGTGATCCACCACGTATGCTTCATGCCCGTCATTTTTCAGGAAGTCCACAAAGAATTGGCGACCGTCTGTGAATACTACATCAGAGCCGAGTTGCTTGAGTGCCAAGCCATTCTTCCCATGACCACAACCAACTTCAAGAATTCTTTTGCCTTCAAACCACTCGTCTCCAAGAATCTCAACGAGCTTATTCAGACGAGCAAGATTCCAGAGATCAACAGTATAGTGGTCAAAATATTCTTCGCGCTTCAACAGAGGGTTCACTGAGTCCATGATATCCTTTATACCGCATCATACGCTGTCAGTTTATACTTGGTAGTTGCCCACGGGTACCAATCAATCTCTGGAAATGCAGGAGTAAACGTGGCAATCTCTGGACCATTGTTATTCAACACATGACCCCACTTATGCTTGTAGTATGCCTGAGCACGTAGCAGCGTCTTATTCATGTCAGGCTTGGGTGCTGTCTGAATTCTTTCCATGTGCCAATGCACGTTCTCGTAGTTTGGGTCCACTGCCTTTGAGCGAATATCCGTGAGGATCATCTGTGTTTGCCCGATTGGATTGTGCATGAATCCCCAATCGTGCGTATCGTGGATGCTCATTTTGGTTCTGTTGTACGCATAGAACACTCGCTTGAGGAAGTCTGCATCCCCACAGTACGGAGAACAGAATCGTTCATCCCACCATCCAGAGGCACGTATCACGTCCATAGTCAGATAGTAGAACTGATCGCCTGCCGGTCCCCAAATGAAATCATAGTTGGCTCTGTGGTGGTTGATCCACTCAACAAATCGTGGCGCAACCATCGTATCGTCTTGGATCATGAGGACGTTCGGAGACTTCTGAAATGCCTTGAGCATGACGCTATTCCAGCTTCGCGCATTCCATAGGTTGGATTCATCTGTGTTCAGGGAGTTAATCACAACCTGATCGATGTAGCTACGGGATTCCTCAGTGACCTGTACCTTGGAGTGGTTGGACATGACGTTCGTGCGAAGTCCCTGTCTCCCCAGTTCCGTCACAATCCGATTGAGAGCATGTGGACGATCAAATGTTAGCACCCATGCGGAAATTGGTTCTGTCATACTAAACCCCATGCGCCGAGTGCTGCGCTGTACTCTTCCCCAAAGTTCCCATCAATCGCTTGTCTCATGGCTTTGCAACCAGCGATGGTCCCACCTGGGTGACCATGTAAGGCTCCTCCGACATTTGCCATATAATCCACACCAACATGCTCAGTCACATGGTTGACCAATCCTGGGTGCATACCACAGGAGAGGGCCGGGACAACATTGCGTAAGGCAAGTAGTTCCATGACGTTGCTCAACTCTGCGGTGTCGTTGTCCATATATCCACCGAACATACCAGCATGAATTGAGTCCACACCGGAGAGCGCGGCAATCTGGCACATAGAGAACCACGAGATACCGTAGGCGTTAGCCTTGTGAGTGATTGCCCTATCCCCGCTCTTTTGGAAGTGTAGGAATAGAGGAAGATTCAGGCGACGAATCGTATGATACGCACCCAATCCACTCCAAAAATTAATATGCACTCCGTTTCCACCTTCGTAGGCAACGTAGTTAGCACGTTCTTCAACCGTGTGTGGGTCTCCGTTGATTGAGAAACAATAAATCACGTTGCGACCACAAGATAAAATGTACTTTGAAATCAGGGGCACACGATCCTCAAGGGAGCAGAATGCCGGATTAGAAAGGATTTCATCTTCCTTGATAAAGTCCACACCACCATCAACTAATTCTTTCACCATATCCAAAAGCTGATTAGGTAGTAATCCAGTCTTTGGCTTGATGATCCCACCAAACAAAGGCTTGTCGTACTGTTGAGTGAATCTTCGGAACCCACTCATGCCATACTTTGGCTCCATGAAGTGTTTACGAACGCATAGCGGGAAGCTGAATGCAAGCACTCTAGAACGGATGATATGTCCTATGTCTGCCTGTCCACCCATGACTTGGCACATCAAGTGAGCAATACCGTCTCCATCCCAATCGGTATTCACCACTGGGAATGCAACCTTCACTACTCCTCTTTTCGCTTCCCAATTTTGGTCACTGTCCAGCACGAGACATGCGTGTTTTTCAAACAGTTCGTCCGTTTCCCACGCATTGCGGATATTAGGATTGCCGACGCTCTGCCCAATGGCAAGATCAAACGCAGCTTTGTGAATGCTGATGGTGCTTTCAAGATCATACGTCACCACAACATACGCTTCAGGATCAATGTGTTGTCTGAAAATGTTAAACATAATATTTGTCTCCCATCACTGAAGGAACCTTCACGACAACAATCGTGCTCTTTTCATGCACGATGCAGTCACTCACTTCATCCTTCTCAAAAATAAACACGTCACCGGGCACAAGCAAGCGCCCATTGCACGTCATGGACCCACTCACAAACACATTCATTTCTTCAACGAGGTGGTGGTAGTGGAGCGGTATGTGGGCATCTTTCTCGTGGATCATCACAGAGATTTCAAAATCTTTCGTCCTGAGTACGGAAGGTTCAAAGTCTCCGATAAACCATCCATTCTTAAACTCTTCTAACCGGCGCATTCTCATGATCTATGTTCCCTCAAATAATACGTCAAATCCTCGGGCGTACCAAGGCTCCACATTCTCTGGATATTCTTCACTCTGATCTTCTTGCCGTCTTGGATCGCTTCATTGTAGACTGGGCACACATAGAATTCATTGTTCGTTCTAGTGTTGTTGTGGATCATCTGTTCGGCATACTTCACAAAGTCTTCACCACGTTTCCAGTAGTACAATCCCACGGTTGCCATGTCCGAAATGACATGCTTCTCTGCTACGACTGAGACGAACCCTTCATCGTCAACCTTCGCAAAAGAATATTGAGGATGGACGGACTTGAAAGTGAGGATGCCCCCATCAATACCATCAGCAGTAAACGCATACAGACACTCGTTAGAGTTCCACTCAGCAAATTGGTCGGAGTTGGCAATGAGCATGGGATTTTCATTATTAATTAGTTCCTTTGCGAGAAGGACTGTGCAGGCAGCACCTTCAGTCACTCCGTCGGCGATCACGATGCTGCAACCAGGCGCAATCATATTCAACATGTATTGCAACTGGTATTTCTCGTAGTGTTCTTTCTGGACTATGAATATGTAGTGAGCATCCACGTTGAGGTTTTCCACCACAACCTGGATCATTGGCTTACCGTTCACGTCAATAAGAGGCTTCGGGAACGTGTATCCTGCATTGGCGAATCGGGAACCATGCCCTGCCATAGGAATAATCACGTTCATTTTCTTGTTGCGCCATGGGATGCTTGAGCGGGTGATTCCCTCAAAATACTCTCCAATAGATTCACCTAGAGCATGTGTGACTTCACTAGGATTGCCAACAGGGATAAGGTGAGCACCGGAGGCGATTGCACCTTCTCTACCGATATGGGAGTCTTCCACAATCACAGTATTCTTCACGTCTGCCCTGAGCGCAATCATACACTTCCAATACATTTCAGGAAAAGGCTTGGGGTGCTTCACGTCTTCGTTGGACACATAGAAGTCAACCAGTTCCATAATTCCAAGGCGGCAGAGTGCCATCACCAAAGTCTGTCGGACACTGTTGGAAGCTACGGCAATTTTAATCCCCTGCATTCTGAGAAGTCCGATGATGGATTGAAGGTCTGCGCTTGGTTGAATTTGTTCATAGAGTTCTACCGTTTCGCGCTGTTTATTTCTCCACACATCATCATAGAATTGTGCCGGGAGTCCCTTTTCCTCTGTGAGGAGTTTCAGCTTCTTTGTGGTGGGTAGTCCGTCATATCTAGACAGATGCTCCTGCCAGGAAATGGCAAACTTCGGATGAATCGCATCCAACGCACGATTGAGTGCGATGAAGTGCATCTCACGGCTGTCAATCAACACACCATCTAGGTCAAATATCACAAGTTTATTTCTCATTATTCCTTTTTGATTCTTCCACAGAATCCTGAAATTCATTCCAAACTCCAGAGAACCACTCAGCAAACGTTGGGAAGCGACGGGTGTGCATGTCGGGATATTCTTCTTTTGTTGGATGGATCAGTCGTATCATGATGGTATTGCCACTCCACCTGGATGGTAAGGCTTTCCGTCTGCATGAAGCTCGTCTCGGTGAACCTTATTATGACGCACGATAGCCTTACGATTGCACTTAATCACAGCATTGTCTCGTATTCTGCGTGACCACTCAAGGTCTTCTGGCGACCCTGGTTTCATTTCCTCATTAAGGGGATTGTCACGAAGTAGTTGCCTCTTGACAAGGAAAAATCCACCGCTGATATATTGCCGTTGGGTGTGCGTCCAATCATCGTAATTCAGTGAGTAGTACATCGGCAGACGCGCATTGCCGTGTTCATCAGTATCTCCAACATCCATCACCCAATCTGTAAAGTGTCGTTGACCACCAATGAGGTATTGGGGATTGCTGCAAACGTCCCAATCGTAACCAAATTCCTGATACGCCTGATACCAGCTAGGATCAAGCACAAAATAGTCATGGAGCAATACCAGCGTTTCATACTCAGCCAATCGCGCAATCAAGTTCTTTTTGTGAGTGATCCACCCATCACACATGAGGTTCTTCACACCTGGAAAGGTTGGAATAGAATTCTGGGTGTCTGGGTAGGAGCCCACCATTAGGATTTCAGAGTTGGGAACATTCAACACGAGGATTGAATTCACCACTTCCGTTAATCTAGGAAGGTCTTCAAAGGCTGTAATCACACCAAAGGTCAGATTCATGCTGCTAATATCCTCAAAATATCACTGACAGTATGCTTGACAAGGTGTGTGGACACCACATACTTTTGTGCTTCCAGCAAATGCGTTCCAGACGTGCCACGATACAACTTCAGGAACAATTCCAATTCCTTTGGAGTCTTGTACGTTGCGCCATATTCACGCATCAGTTCAGCACCGGCAATCTCTCGCCCTACCCAGGGTGTCATGTTGAGCATGGATTCCAAGAGAACCAACCCAAATCCCTCTGTGTAGCTATTCAATATGTATAAGTCGGCATCAAGGAGTGCGTTCAGCATTTCCTGTCTGTCTGTGAAGAGAAAGGGCTTGACAAACTCGGATTCTTTCGGCATAAGTCCATAGCGATTATCATAGCCTGTCAGTACCAATGTCGCATCGGTGCGCTGGGTATCTTGGAACACCCCAACCAATTCATCAAACGCTTTGTTCGGCCAGTAACCACCAGACGAAAGGAACATATAGGGAGTTGTGATCCCATACTTCTCCCGAAATCCGGTCTTACCAACACACTGAAGCGGGTTAATGCCATGTCTGACTCGCACGGCCCTGTCCTGAGCATTGTATGATTGAACATGCCGCCAATCTGCCAACGTAGAACAACCAATGTATGTAGAACGATGCAACGCACTCACACATTCCTTGGAATGGGAGGGCATAATCAACATGAATAACACAGGTCCACCCAGTTCATTGGTGTGCGCTAACACGAAATTCTGAACCCCAACGTCTCCACCATGCACGACGATCAAATCCCAACGCTCTTTGAGAATCTTCACATCAGACGTTACGACCACACCGTTCAGGTTGCCTTTGTGCTCGCCTGCAAATACTGCGACATAGTGACCACGGGCTCTGGTTTCATCTGCCATGTCTCGCACATAATTCTCCGATCCACCTGGATAGGGAGCGTAGCGATGCACGACGAAAAGGATTTTTCGCGGGCGATGATCTATCTTTGCTGGAACCATCGCGTTCTCTTTGCTTGAAAAAGGTTCTGGTGCTAAGGCTGAACTCATGCAAATTTCCTCTCCACTGCCGCTCGGACTTCGGGAACACGGTCCCATTGGTGAACGATGGTGAATGGTACGCCGCTTGGATTTTCAACCATCTGTGTGATTGGATTGAACACGGGCTGTACGTCTCGGAGTAATGGAAGATAAGCGGAAATCTTTGCCGGGTCCATCGTGGTGCCCAACTGTGCTGCCCAGGATTCCTTGTGTGTGGCAATCTCTGTGACGTGATCGTAGATTTCTGTTGAGAGGAGGAGATTCAGAGCAGCCTGATCCGGTCCACCACCACCAGGAACGTGTTGCACTGTTCCCTGTGAAAGAAGGTAGATCGTCTTGCTGAGACCCATGAACGTATCAAATCGTCCAGCCAACACTCCACAATTAATGATGGTGTTGAGCTTGTGCTTTTCGTACATCAAAGGACCGAAGGATTGGAGGAGGTTGTTGGCGCCCCAAGGTTCATTCTCGTAGGCAATGCCTTCTGAAGACACAAGCAACTGTACGGCTCGCATGTCAACGGCATCAAGATACTTGGAGGGATTCATTTGGAACACCACATCACGAACATCGGTAGCCAAGATGAAACGAAACTTCTCACGATTGGCAGGGTTGTCAATCATCAGATAGTAATGAAGGAAACGATCTACAACGATAGAAAAGTCTTTATTGGGGTAGGTGACACGCTTGTTGGCATCGTCCTTTGAAAAACAGAGGAGCGCAAACCCGCGCTTGTCTAGCTCGGCGAGAGTATCATAGTCAACGTTGTAGGCAATGACTGCCTTGGCACCAGTGTAGCCAGAGGCTTCAAGAGAGTTTACCCAATACTTAATCTGTTCCCACTTGTACCCAGTGATCGCCCCAACTACCAAATCAACCTGTGACATAATGACTCCATGATAAAAATTAAAGCACCCGACGCTTGTATTTAGCCCTCACTACGCTCTTGATTGTTCGCACCGCGCCAGGAGTATCCTTAATATAATTATGAACAAGTTTCTTTGTTCCTTCAAATCCTGCGCCGTATTCTTCTTTCTTCAGTGCCTTCTTCAATCTCTTGGCTTTAGGATCATCCTCTCCTAAAGGTCCACCGACGATTCCCACGTCCTGAGAAGGATCAAGCCCCTGTAATTGGCTTGGAGTGGTGTCTTCAAGTAGTCCCTTCGTGCGTCTCTCCCAATCCTCAATCATTTCCTGCGTCTTGTCGCATCCACCTGGTCCCATATTAGCTCCAGTTTTTTGCCGCATTGAAGTTGGCATGGCTAAACGACAATCTATCCACCAATTTCACAGCATTACCGACGTGATCTATCGCCACAAATCCCTCTGGATTCGTTGCAACAAGTCCGTCTGCGGTCTTCAGAAATGTCTGTGTGCCTTTCACTTGGCTGAGTTTTCGGACTATCATTAGTTTAGCATAAACGAGCGCATTTTGCAAGTCAAAAATTGCCTTCAAGTCTCCGGCATGTGCGCGGAAGAATCCAAGAACGGTAGTCTTCTCCTGAGTGCGCTTGCGCTTCGTGTCTGGTTGCTTGGCTTCTCCGATAGCGGCAGTCATCTTCGTGTCCAGCCAACGGATAAACTCATTGGTATGTGCCGTGGTGTTGGTGATTGCGGAACCTTCCCTAACCTTTGAGTTATTGAAGGTCTTCACCCACATGCGGTACATCTCATTGACTGCAATTTGATTCAACACCTTGCCATTGATACCCTGGAAGATCGTTCCCGCGTTTGTCAGCAATCCACCGATCTGTTTCGTCAGCGGTAAAGGTTGCGGTACCGGATTGGTCAACAAAGCTGGCATCACGGAACCATACATCTTTCGTATGGTTCAGGTATCCAATATCAATTCGGAACGAGGCTTTCAGTGAGGACATGGTTTTTCCATGGTACTCAGTGTGGAAGATAATTCCCATATGTGATTTCAGGATACGATCTGCCAAGACAGTTTGCTTCATCGGAATGGCATAGGTGATCGTGTTTGGGGTGAAGGTGATGTACTTTTCCCCTTCAATGGTCTGTGATTTGAGGTCGCCCTTGGAGTACATCATGTCGCCTTGAAGAATGCCTTTGATACCAAGCTTCGGGAGATAGCGCAGGCATATTCTGAGTTTTTCCTGAAGTCCTTCGCTCTCGTGGTTCTTTGCGATATCCGCTTCGGTGTAGTTCAACTTGGCATTCTTGGCAAACACTCCCTTGGTGCCGACAAAGAACTTTCCATTTTCTGGATTGATACCACAAAATACCGCTGGGGCGCCATCCCACTTGGTTGTGATATTGATAGGCTTCTCCACATGTCCAGCGAGCATATCGCGCAAGGAACGTAGGAAGTCAATCGCTTCACGCGCACCGTCCACACCACGATTCAACACCTGATCCTCCAGGTGCTCAAGGTGTAGGTTCTTATCTGCGGATTCGTTGATATGTTCTTTGAATGGGAGCATATTACTTCTTTCCGTAACGGGCAGAGAGTGCCTTGAGATAATCTGGATTGTCTAAGTCGGCTGAAGATTTTGTCAATGAGACTGCTTGTAAGGCAGTGGAGAAACGATAGTTATTGATTGGATTGCTACCGCCACGCTTGAGACGCACACGCAATCTGAGGTTCACCATGAATTTTGGAATACCAAGCTTGGCAACATCGGACCCCATCCAATAGAATCCATACCCACCGCCAACCTGGATATAGTACGTTTTTTTACTTGCGTAATACTTTGCTACAGAGTCGCTCGGCACTTGAACGAAGAAATCGGTGAAGTTTGAGTAATCATGCTCCACGTCTTTCTGAGTGTATTGTTCGGTGGGGACGGTAAACTTTCGTGGTGCGCCATGTCTTCCCCATTTGAGGTTGACGATCTGCGGCACTTTGAGAACGGTGAGGAATTCACGCATCTGCTTGGCTGATTCGGTATCCGCTCCACCAAGAATCCACTTCTTCTTCTCAAGGTCGTAGTCAAGCGAGCCTTGCCCGAAGTCTACCTTGGTATCAAGCTTCACTTCCACCTTGTAGGGTTTGTTCTTGAGAGTCAGTTCAGCATCGGGAGCATTGGAGACAGAGCCGGCGCCATGGAACGAGGGCCGTTGCAGCCCTGCCTTCTTGAGTGACTTATTCAACTTTTCTTCGTAAATCAGTCCCTTATTCTCAGGCATTGCATCCTCCGATCCACTATTTATGTGTTAGTTAGATGTAATGAAGATACCCGCTTATAATGTATTTGTTACTACTCTCTGGTCGTGCTCCCCAATGCGGGAATGTCCAGAGAGGAGGAAACACTAACAGTCTACCACCAACTGCGGGAATAAGCAAGTCGGCTGCGTCTTCGCTTTTGCCAAACCCAGTCTGTCCACCAACCTCTACTGTGTTGAGATACCAGAGGAACGCGAGAAATCGTCGGGCTGAGGCATAGCTACCCACGTCCGTATGCAAGCCAAAATGATCCTTCCCGTTCGGGAGGTACCGCTTCATCCTGAATTGCTCGTATCCGAATTGCTTGGGCCACTGTACGTCAAAGAGGACACTCTCAATCGTCATGTACGCTTTCCATGCTTGCTGTACGCAATTAACCATAATCTCATGCTCGGCAGACCAATGCTGAGAGACGTTGATCTCTTTGAAGTGACGCATAGTACCCAGGACGGTATCCACCTGAACATTATCTTCGTTCGCTTCAAACTTATTGATAAGCTTGGTGCAGAAGGTATGCGGGAGCGCATCGTCAAATACGAGCACGTTACCTTTACGAAAGTCGGGATTGAGTTTCATGTTATACCTTTATGGTTTTGAAGTCGCGCTTGACACGTTCAAAAGGTTTGCGGTCTGCTGAGGGAACAGCTTGTCCACCCTGTCCTGATTGGGAGATGTTTGCCTGTGCTGAAGGTGCCACGTCATAGAGTCGCATCTTCGCACGATCCAACCCAACCACAAACTTTCTATTGACCCCTTTATCCATGTAACGATTCTTGAGTACCTTGACCATATACTGATTCAACTGGTCCAGTTCGTCTGTGGAAATGATAGCTGCCATGAAATCTGCGGTCGCTGGCAATCCCACTGATTCTGAGGTGTCCGACATTTCAAGGTCTGAACTATCAAGTCCTGCCCTTGTGGTCTGTGTTGCAGAAATGATAGGCACCCGTTGCTCAACTGCTAACCCACGCAACTCTTCTGCAATCGCCTTAATGTAGGTGTAGGTGTTGACGTTGCCACCCATCCTGATACGGGATGAACAACAGATGTTGAGATAATCTACAAATATCAATTGAGGACGAAATGACTTTTTGAGAACCAGTTCATTCAACAAAGAACGAAAATGCAGTGTGGAGACTGAGGCAGTCGGATATTCCTTGATGATAAGTTTTCCATGTGCCTTGCTGCGTAACCTGGCAAACTTTTCATCATAATCTTTCTTGGACAGATGCTTGATACTATTCATTTCCACATTCAACAGGTTGGCATCAATACGCTTGGCAATTTGTTCCTCTGCCATTTCCATTGTGATGTAGAGCACGTTATAGCCACGCGCAATGGCAGCGGCAGCCATGTGGCACATGACGAGAGATTTTCCGACATTGATACCTGCCATCAGGATATTCAGTGTCTTGATAGAAAATCCACCATC